GGTTATTCCGCATGTTCTGGCGGGATCACCCGCTAAAAACGCAAAGCTGGTATGACAAAAAGCTAAAAAAAGCCCGTGATGAAGGGTTGGAGCATATATTCCGCCAAGAGGTGGATTGTGATTTCACAGCCTCTGTGGAAGGCATTTTAATCCCAGGAAACCTTGTCCAGGCAGCTTCAATCTTTTCTGCGTGTTCGTAATGAGCCGATTCATCCTTAAATATCAGTGTCTTACGGCCTCCGCGACCGATATTATCGCCTGCCTCGCCTGTTATCGTGGCCTGATTATCCGGATTGATAATCCGCATATAATGCGAATGTTTTGTTTCATCATAATTTTCCGGCAAAATATTTAACGGCAGGGCCTTGATCTGCATTCGGATCTTCTCAAATATCGAATCCGGATCCGATAACCTGTCTACAAGCCCCTCTTTTCTCGAACCCCAGCCCACAGCCGAGCCGTCCTGATACAACCACATCCACACTGAAAAACAGCAGGCCGACCAGGTGGCACCCATATCCCTGGACTTTAAAACCACTCCACCCCGACCTGTATCAATGCTTTCTTTCAGCCATAAAATCAATTCCTTCTGTTTGGAAAAAAGGTGAAAAGGAATATTCTTTTGAGTTTTACGTCTTGGATCGTAGGTGATGCCAAAGTCCATTATGAACCGTACCGGGTCGGCCCGATAGATACTGGCTAAATGCTCTCTTTCAGCATGCTGAGCAATGAGCGCCTTCTTTTTTCTTGAAACCCCCAATCGGTGATAATCGGGGTTCCACAGAAGATCAGTATTTTGAATTTCGGCAACGCTATTCACCGTCGATCTCCTTCAGCATTTTTTTAAGTTCTTCTTTCGTTTCAATTAGAGGCCCCTGGTGCACTGTAGCTTCGATTTGCTTCACATCCCGCCAGTCTTCAGGTGCTCTGTTTTTTAACCAGAAAATACAGGCTGTGGTATCTGGCGGATAATGCTTCATGGCAGGAACAATAACGGATTTGCCTTCATGTAAAAATATCTTGTCTTCCGAACGTGAATAACCCTTGGCCCGGTTAAATAAACTTTTGGCAATTGCATTGTCAGCCTCAATTTTGCCCTTTTTTATGGTGTGCAAAAATTCAGGGTGCTCCTGTTTCCAGTGGTTGATTGTTCTTCGGCATACCTGAAAAAAGTCAGCCAATTGGCTATCTGTCGCTCCCAGAAGACAGAGTTTCAGTGCCTCTTCAGCAAAATCAGGGCTATAACTTGTGGGTCTTCCAGCCATTAATTCAGTGTCCTCACTTCAATTTCAGGGAAGAGCTTTTTATACCGCTCAACAATCACATCGCAGTAAGCCGGGTCAATCTCCATCATGTAGCATTTGCGATTGAGTTTTTCACAGGCAATCATGGTGGAACCTGAACCGCCAAACAAATCTAAAACCAAATCATCCATCTCTGTAAAGTCTTTTAAAATATCCTCGAACAACCCAACGGGTTTTTGTGTTGGGTGTACCCTTTCTTTTAACTCAACATCCCGTGGGCCTTTTCTTAATAAACCGCTCCAAAGGAACCTATAAACTCTAACCGCCTTTCCTTTTAAATTTGTCCATGCCAACTCACAATCCGAAAAATTATTATGATCAAATCCCGCCCCATCCTTTTTATCCCAAACAATCCATTGAGGCATATCTGGCAAAGAAGATGCATAGTTGTTTGCCCCCCATAAAATAATCTTGTCCCCTAAAGATAAAATGAAGGTTGGGTCAAACGGTTTGTTATCTCCAATAATAGGCTTGTATTTTTTGGCCTTTACCACCCCGTCCTTACCCACAAACCCCACTTTGCCTGTTTTGCCAACCTGAAATTTATTAACAATATCAATTCCATAAGGCGGATCAGTAAATACCATGTCCGCCCGCTCCCCATTCATCAGCCTATCCACCTGGCCCTTATCCGTTGAATCGCCGTACATTAAACGGTGCGCACCGAGTTGATAAATCTGCCCGGGTTTGGTTACCGCCTTCTCAGGAGCCTCCGGTGCTTCGTCCTCTCCTTCCAGGGCCTCAGGATCATCGAAGTTAAGATCAAATATTGAATCCAGCTCCTCCGTTGAAAATAAATGCGACATGAAATCCGGATCATCCTCATTGATCTCCTGCAGAATGTCCGCATCCCAGTCCGCCAGCTCCGCCGTCCGATTGTCATACAACGCCATCTTCACCTTTTGCTCCTCGCTCAATCCTTCACGCTGGACAAGAACCCATTCGTTTCCGGCGGCCTTCACCACCTTCACCTTTTCGATGCCAAGTTCCGCTAACGCTTCGTAGGTGCCATTGCCAACAAGAATATTCCCGTCCTCATCGATCACCCCGGAACGACCCACACCCACCTGCCCGATGGCATCCGTTATCATCCCTATATTCCTAGGATTGTGTTTCCGGGCGTTCTTCTTATCAGGCGTTAAATCTGCTATGCTCTTTATTCGATTGGAAGTAACGCTTTTCACTATCAAACCTTTCACGTGGGTAGTCGGTTATCCGATGGCACGTCCTCCTGTTCGCGTCGGTTCGGGTGTCTCCAACACCCGGGCCTACTCTCTCTTTTTTTAATAATTACCGCATGCTCCTTGCAGTAGGGTCCATTGACCAACTTTGGGCACCCAGGCTTGTTGCACGGCTTCTTGGGGCGAAGTGCCGTACCGTCTTATTCCTCCTCTTCCGGCTCAAATTCCTCAGGCATTTCTTCATACTCGGTAAATCCAGGCGTTAGGACAAGCATGAGATCATCTGTTTCCTTGCCCAGCCTTTCTTCTGGCTTATAAAATCCGTTATTGCTGGTCGTGTTTGACTCTTTAACAAAATCCCACTGATCCATCTTGTAGCCGTTCGGAGCCAGATATGGGCAACCATACATATTGTCAATGGCTACCAAAGAGTCGTCTGCATCGTCATCATTATTCCAAACTAAAAATGCCATGATAATTTCTTTTCCTTGATTTTAAATATTACTCTCTTAAAACGTCACCAAACTTACCTGCTGTCACAAACAGCGTACCGGCGGTAAGCGTTAAATCCATCGTTCCCTTTTCGACTATCAACCAACCACGAAATTGGGACACCAAGCCGGGGTTCTTATTAAATGCTTCCGTATTGATAGCTGCTTGGGCTGAAGCCATCGTGTTATACGTTGTCTGGGCATAATGAATGAATGTAATATTGAGAAGCGGTAGGGACCATATTCGTTGTATCGAAAATTTAAGGGAATTTGGTACTTCGGCAAGCGTTCCATCACCATCATCCCATTGCTCCGGATCAATCTCATTTATTGGGCTAGCAAGTACATTAATGAACCCCCCACTCCCATCCTGATAGGTGTAGAAAATAGAGGGGACAGGAGTTTGTACGGGGTCTATTGTGGCATTGGGTGATTTTTGGGAGTTCTGATAGTTAGTCCCCATAAAAAAGATAGATCCTGCTGACTTGTCTATTGTCAGGTCGGCAGCAGCATTGGGACTATATACATTACCATTATCCAGATTTATTCCTCCAATAGCAAAAGCAAGGTCAGTTAATGATTGTCGCTCGTCAAGAGCATAGCTATAAACTGCCCCTATGCTTTCAATAGTTCCACTGATATGTATCGCCGGAGCCAGAGAAATAAACTCTCTGCGTTCGTCTGCATTAAAAATTTGTGCTTTTTTAACAACAGTAGCATTACCAGATGACAAGTCCAAACCAAGATACGTTGCCGGTTGCGTGGCTATATCAGGAAGCGTTACCCCATTAAAGTCTGACCACACTACCTTTAACCTGACCGGATTCAACGGATCGGTAAAATTATCAGCAAAAAACCCTTCCCCAGCAGAAATTTTAACTGTGGTAGGTGAGTCACTCGTAACAACACCCCCTGTGATCAGGCCGATAGAAAAACGTGTATTGACAATATCAGCAGTCACAACATAATCACGCATATCCTGCGGGCTGATGGACCCAATAGGTTGCCCACTGGCAAAGATGGCTAAAAGTTCTGTTAAAGTTCGCTCTGTATCCGCCATACCTATTCCCTCTTAATATTGTTAACTTAAAATATCTTCAACTAAAATCAGATGAAAAATCAGAACTGAATGCCTGTGGAAAAGTTGTAGGGATGTTCCACTTGTTGCCCAAATATCCTTGTACTTGTAATCTTTCCGCCGTATCTGAAAGCCCATCCTTTACAATAACTTCAGCAATTTTCCCGGCAAAAGGAAATATTCCTGTAGTACCCCCCGCTCCAAGCGTTACACCACCCAAAGTCTGGCCGCCTACATCCCCAGTCATCTCAAGCAACCCATTAATATATC